ATCAAAAGGTGCCAGTGCTTTACGCATTCCCTTGACAAAGAAGCTTGGCTCAGTCGCGTCTGGAAGCACCGGTTCTACTGGCCTAAATATCCCTAGTTAATAAATGAAAAGCTCTGTGTATGGGCGCTTAATGCGTCTTGAAGCGGAGAGGCAACAGTTCCTAGATATGGGGCGTCGATGTGCATTGCTTACCCTGCCATACCTTCTTACAGAAGATGGTCTTGAGCAGGGTGGTACTTTGCATTCCCCTTATCAATCAACAGGATCCAGAGCGGCAAATGTGTTGAGCAGTAAATTGCTTATTGCACTCTTCCCAATCAATATCCCCTTCTTTAAGCTTCAGATAAACGACGGCGAACTAGCAAAGATTCCAGAAATGGATGATGCTGTCCGTTCTGAAATTGATCTCTCTCTTAATAAAATGGAGAGGATCATCATGCAGCAAGTCAACGAATCTAATGATCGTGTGGCTTTGCATAATGCTATGAAGCATTTGGTAGTCACAGGCAACTGCCTTGTCTATCAAGGGAAGAAAGCTCTGAAGGTTTATCCTCTTGACCGCTATGTCGTCAGCCGAGATGGTGATGGCAACGTAACTGAAATCATTACTAAGGAAATAGTTGACAGAGAAATGCTTCCAAAGCAATTCCAGTCAGTTGCTCCTGAAAAAAATGTAAATGCGCCTGGTGAGGACGGCCCAAAGATGGGTGTCCCCAGCAGATCTAATAAAGGTAAAGCAGAAGATGCTGTGATCCTTACCCACGTCGAACTTAAAGATGGTCAGCATCGCTGGTATCAAGAGTGCGACGGTAAGGAGATACCTGGCTCTCGAAGCACAAGTCCTACAAACACAAGTCCTTGGATTCCATTGACCTTTTCGCGGGTGGATGGTGAAAGCTACGGTCGCGGCAGAGTAGAAGAGTTCTACGGAGATCTTGTTAGTCTTGAAGGGCTAATGAAATCTTTAGTTGAAGGTTCGGCGGCTGCGAGTAAAGTTATTTTCTTGGTGTCGCCAAGTTCAACAACTAAGCCACAATCATTAGCAAATAGTTCAAGCGGAGCTATTATTCAAGGCCGGGCAGAGGACGTGTCTGTTGTCAATGTAGGCAAAACAGCAGATTTTAAAACTGTCCAAGATATGATTGCCAACTTGACGCAGCGTTTGTCTCAGGCATTCCTCATTCTTGAGGTGCGTGACAGTGAGCGCACCACTGCGAGCGAAGTCATGGCCGTCCAACAGCAACTGTCTGAACAGTTAGCTGGAATCTACGGCAATCTAACTACAACTCTTTTGCTGCCTTATCTGGCTCGCAAGATGCACCTGATGCGTCGGCAAAAACTTTTGCCTGCTCTGCCTAAAGGTCTTGTATCTCCAACGATCGTAGCCGGTCTTAACGGTGTAGGACGTGGACAAGATCGTCAAGCATTAATGGAATTTGTTGGTACTTTGGCTCAAACAATGGGGCCTGAATCACTAGCACGTTACATTAATCCAACAGAATTTATTCGTAGGCTAGCTGCTGCATCAGGTATAGAAAGCCTGGGTCTTCTCAAGACCGAAGAACAGCTAGCAGAAGAACAACAGCAAGCACAACAGCAAGCTGCACAATCACAAGTCATGGGACAAATTGGACAACTAGCCAAGAGTCCTATTGGCGAACAAATGACTCAACAATTTGTAGATGGACAACCAGGAACCGACGAAACCAGCCCGCCGCCGGGCACGGACGCCTAAGGGCAAATTTAAAGGAAATGAAGGTACTCCCGAAACCCAACAGGCATGGGAGCCTACTGAGATTGAAGCTGGCCTGGACAAAGATATTAAGTATCAGGTTCAGCCAAAAGTTACTGGCACCAGTGATGGTGATGCTGGTAAGTATTCAATCAAGCCAAAGATCCGTAGCGCTGGCTTTGGCGAAATCTCTGTAACTGAGTTTTAAATGACCACAACCACATTTGATACCACCTCTGACGGTCTCACTCCTGAGCAACAGGCTGCTGAAGCCAAGGCTCTTGCTCAAGGCGAGCGCATTGCTCAGGCAGATGCTGAAGACAAAGCTCGCCAGTTTGAACAGGCAGATGCTGAAAATGAAAGCGTCGGTCTTATCGACGGCAAGTTCAAAACTCAGCAGGATCTTCTGAACGCATACAAAGAGCTGCAGAAGAAACTAGGCCAAGAGAACACCGAAGATTCTGATGATCTCACTGAAAACCAAGAGACAACTGACGAGCAAGCCGAGCCTGAAGAGACTAATGAAGCTGTTAACTACATGCAACAGCTCGGTAAAGAGTTTGATGAGACAGGCACCATTTCTGAAGAGGCAGTTGATCGCCTCTCTCAGATGGATCAAAAAGAACTCATCAAAAATTATCTTCAATACTATCAACAGTCACAAGCCTCTGCACAAGAGGCACAGCTTCAAGACACAGCCATCTCAGATATTAAGCAATCGATTGGTGGCGAAGAGGCTTACACAGAAATGATCTCTTGGGCTGGTCAAAATCTTGATCAAACTGAGATTGATAATTTTAATTCTGTTACAGCAACTAATAACCCTGCGGCAATTCGTTTTGCAGTTGAAGCTTTAAACAATCGCTTTCGCGGTGATGTTGGATTTGAAGCTCCTTTAATTAGTGGGCAAAAAGCTAGTGCCTCCGTTCAACCCTATAGAAGTAATGCCGAGCTTGCTCGTGATATTTCTAATCCTATGTACCACACAGACCCCGCTTTTCGTGCCGATGTTGAAGCGCGACTAGCACTTAGTAACGATCTTCTTTAATCAACCATGAAATCAATTCTTTTTGCTGGCCTCCTTTTCGGAGTTGCCTCGGCAGCACATGCTGCACCATATCTAAACGTAGAAGCAAATCAGGCTTATTCAGGCAGCACCCTGGGTGGAACTGTGTTGGATATCCACTATGGCGTAGAGAGTAATGAAGGTAACTTCTCTTGGTACGCCCAAGGGGGACCAAGTGTTGTCTCTATTCCCAGTGAAGATACTTCAGAACTACAGTTCAGTGGAAAAGTGGGCGGTGCTGTAGCCGTTGGTGCTGCTTCTATTTATGGAGAACTATCAGGTGTCACTACTGCAAACGATCCTGCAGTAGGCGTTAAAGCGGGAGTTAAGTGGGGCTTCTAATAATTCCATACGTTCATCCTTAACTGGACGGGTTTTTCCTAAGGCATGGAACGCGGCCTAGGTCTTATGGAGTTACTCATGACAGAAGTACAAACCCGCTACGCATTGCGTCTTCAGAAGGCTGCACAAAAACAAGTCAAGCTCACCTATCGCGGTGTGTCTTACTTAAAGCAGCGCTAAGACACAGGCCCCCTCAGAGGCCTTGTATCTGACCCCCATACATGTACACCCCCAGGGGTTGGTTTATGGATCTGGGAATGGGGGTACCAGAGCTAAAGGAAGGGGACACCTCAGAGTCGGATCCCCTTCTGATTGCCCTTTGAGCCCACTGCGGTGGATAACTCTCTGGGTACCGGTGCCCTGTCTGTGGCCTGAACAGACAAAACAAAGAATCGATTCGCAAACTTATAAACCTTTTACTAATTTAAAACCATGACTAACATGGCTAACATCTCACGGCCCAATGCCGTGAATGGAAACCAGGGCAATACTTACGCAACTAAGTATGCTACTGCGTTAAAATTATTCAGTGGAGAAGTATTTTCTGCCTTCAATAGCAGCACTATCTTCCAAGGATTGGTCCGTAATTACACCCTTCGTGGAGGCAAGTCTAAGCAATTCTTGCTGAGCGGAAAACTTAGTGCCGGTTATCACACCCCAGGACAACCTATCTTGGGTGACACGGCAATGAATGCTAACGAGAAGATAATTCTTATGGATGATCTACTCGTGTCTAGCCAATTTACTTACGATCTAGATTCTATTCTGTCGCAATACGATCAGCGCAGCGAGCTGTCTAAGCAGATCGGTGAAGCTCTTGCATTGCACATGGACGACCGTATTTGTCGTGTCCTTTGTAAAGCTGCAACTGAAGCTTCTGTGGTGACTGGTGAGCCTGGTGGCTTCCAAGTAAACATTGGCTCAGGTAACACCAACAACGCACAAGCTATTGTTGATGGTCTGTTTACTGCGGCTGCAACTCTTGATGGTCGCAACGCTCCTCAAGACGGACGTGTCTGCGTACTTTCGCCTACACAATATTATAAATTGATTTCGTCTGTTGACACCAATATCCTGTCTCGGGATCTTGGCGCTACCGGCGGTTCACTTGCAACTGGCGACGGCATCTACCAGATCGCTGGTATCCGTATTCTGAAGTCCAACGTACTGGCAAATCAGTATGGTAAGACAGCAACTAACAACCAAGCTGTGACTGGTGAAAACAATGACTATGCAGTCAACAACACCAATCTGGCTGGTCTAGTGTTTCATCGCGAATGCGCGGGTGTTCTCACCTCCGTGGCACCTACGATCCAAACTACCAGTGGAGACTTTGAGGTCCAATATCAAGGAAATCTTGTTGTTGGCAAGTTGGCAATGGGTGCGGATACTCTCCGTACTTCTGTTGCTGGCTCCCTCCAAGCTGCTTAATTAGTACCCACCCTTAGGCCCTCGGGCCTTTGGGCTTCCCATTCCCTAAGTAAATAAATGGCTATTAAAAAGGCGACTAAATTACAAGCCGTCAATACTATCATTTCTAATATTGGTCAAGCTCCTGTTACCAACCTGGAATCAGGTAATCCTTTGGTGGAGATGGCTGAACAAATCCTTGACGAAATTTCTATTGCGGTCCAGGCTGAAGGCTGGGAGTACAACACGGAACGTGGGTATCCGTTCACTCCTAACACCAGCAATGAGATTGTTATTCCTGACAATGTGTTGCAGCTAGATAGCAGACCCGGCGATGGTAAGCAAACCGTTATCCGCAACGGAAAGCTTTACGACCGTGTAAAGCACAGCTACACATTTGATGGTCAACAAAAACTCGATGTCATGTGGCTTTTTGACTTTGAGAATTTACCTGAAGCATTTAAAAATTACATCACCATCCGCGCAGCAAACGTCTTTGCAGGCAGATCCGTTGGGTCTCAGGAAGCCGTCAGTTTTGGTCAACGCGAAGAAACCATTGCTCGCGCCACTCTTATGGAGTACGACACACAGCAAGGCAACTACACCATCTTTGCTGATTTCGATGGTGACGACACTTATCAAAAATCTGCGTACAGACCAATTAACGTTCTACTCCGTCCGTAACTATGGCCGCTATCTCTCAAATTGTTCCCAACCTTCTGGGAGGTGTAAGCCAGCAGCCTGATCCGCTTAAGCTTCCCGGACAGGTTAAGGAAGCAGAGAACGTACTTCTAGATCCCACCTTTGGTTGTCGAAAACGACCGCCTACACAATTTGTGGGAGAGCTGGCTACCAATGTCCCGGAAGGGGCCAAGTGGTTCAACATCTTCCGTAATGGAACTGAGAGGTATGTATCTGCTATCTACACCAACAGTGGTTCTACAAGCATCCGTGTATGGGATGCAGACACTGGTACTGAACAGACTGTCAATGTGGCAGCATCAGCCGGTGAATATTTAAAGGTTATTAATCCTAGAAATATACAACAACTTACTATTAATGATTACACGCTTCTCTGTAATACTGAGAAAAACGTAACTATGGACTCGGCTTCAGACGATGAAGCAGATCCTGAAGCTTTAATTGTTGTTAATCAGGTTGCCTACAATACCCAATATACCGTTGACTTTCTTAAAGATGGTCAACAAACACAACAACAAAAAGTTTATCGAGCCAGTAAACTGTCTGTTAGTCCTGGTTCTTTTGAAGACACTGCAAATGGTAATTGTGCTAAAGCTGGGTCACAATCTTTTACTGAAACATCAGGATCTAAAACTGGTCTAGGCTTTACTGTTACCACAAGCTGTAGTCCTACGCTTGTAACTACTGAAGTCCCTGGTGCATTCTTTCCAACAAGTGTAGAGGATGTTACTCAAAGTAGAAGGAAATTTGGGGTCAGTTTTGATTATGGACTTCAAGGATACTTTACAAAAAAAGTAGGCTCTGCAGATAATTTTGCAATTGGTTCTTATCTTTACCACAACTTTACTTCTAATACGAGTGCAGGTTCTATTACTGTCCGTATTGAAGCAAGAGTAGAAAAGCATCCCAATAATGATTTTAATAGATATGTACCTAGTCAAGCTTCTATTGTTAACTACACAACTTCAGGAAATGATGAGTGGTCTACTAACATTGTAATCAGTGACACTGAAACATTAACCTCTGACCTTGAGCGTTTTCCTAATGGTCAAATATATCCTTCTGGTACTACAGTTGGAATTGTTGTAAATGTTACTAATGTTCAGCAGGCTCAAAGCTCAAGCTCGTTTAGTTATAAAAGTGTGTATGCTTCTCGCGTAACTCTTACTAACGGCGGTACTGGGTGGAGACGCGGTGACTCCGTAAGCGTTACTTTAAGTGGTCAATCCTATACAGTTACTGTTGAGGATGAAGCTTTTGGATACAGCTTTGCGGCAGAAGCTTCTGCTTCTTATACAACTCCTGCAAATGCTACTTCTGGCACTTTGGATGTAAACTTAATTGTTTCATCTTTAACTGGTTCTATACAGGCATTGTCTGGATATACTGCTACACCTGTTGGTAACGTCATTGTTGTTCGTAGAACTGATGGTAGAGATTTTAATATCCAGACTAAAGGTGGTACAACTAACAACGCCTTATATGGAATTAAGGGCTCTGTTAATGATGTAAGTTTGTTGCCTAATCAATGTATCAAAGGTGTCAATCTACTGGTTCGTAACTCATCTGAATCAGATGCTGATGATTACTACGTCAAATTTGTGCCTGCATCAGGTGAGATTCCTGGTCAGGGTTCTTGGGAAGAGACGCATAAGCCTGGCATCACTACAGATTTAAACCCAGCAACAATGCCACACGCATTGATACGGGAATCAAATGGTGACTTTACTGTTCGTCAGTTGTCTTCGACTTATAGCGATGAGCTGAGCTGGGCAGCAAGAGAAGTGGGTGACACTACTAGTAACCCTGATCCATCTTTTGTTGGGCAGCCTATTAAAAGCATGGTGTTCTATATGAACCGCCTTGGCTTTTTGTCTAGCGATACTATTGTCTTGAGTCAGCCTGGTGATTTTTTTAATTTCTTTGTCGGCTCAGCTATTGCCGTTAGTGATGCTGATCCCATTGATATGGCAGCTAGCAGTACAAAACCTGCTTCATTGAAAGCAGCGTTGGGTACACCTAAGGGCTTGCTGTTGTTTGCTGAGAACAGCCAGTTTCTGCTTTCTACATCTGAAACAGCATTTGGTCCATCTACAGTCACAATTAAAGAGCTATCACAATACAGCTATAGCAGCGATATTGCTCCGCTTGAAACCGGTGTATCCATTCTATTTAGTACCGAAGCCGATACTTTTACAAAGGTGTATGAGATGGCTGTGGACTCAGTAGATAACCGTCCTGTAGTGAGTGAAAACACTCGTATCGTTCCTGAATACATACCGCCTGGATTGACGCTAGCAGCCTCAAGTCCAAACAATAGCCTTTGTATTTTTGGTAATGGCTCTAAAACTCTGTGGACATTTAAGTTCTTTAATACAGGTAATGAGCGCAGCCTTGCTGGGTGGTCTAAATGGATCATGCCTAGTCCAGTAGAAATGGTCGGATACGATCATGACACCGGATACTTTGTTTGCCGTAATGGCACATCTCATGTGTTGTTAAAAATGGAGATGCTGGATGATCCACGTACATCTCCTATCACAGCATTTGGTAGCAAATTTTCACCACGATTAGATCACAGTCTGTTGAAATCTCAAACTACTGTTGCTGCATCTTCTGTCACCGGTAAAAAAATTATTAGATTTCCAGCCGGTTCTTTTGTAGCTGATATGCAACCAACAGTAATTCTAACCTTAGATGGTAATAGTACCTTGTATAGAAGCCCAGCAATTGAATCAGATTCCACAGGTTCATTTATCACACTTGATGAGGATCTTGCTAGTCAAGATTATATTCTTGGACTTGACTATGACATGAAGATAAAGCTACCATCTTTCTTTGTTAAGGAAGAAAAACGTGCTGATCGATTGAATATTCCTATGATTGAAAATGTCTACATTGACCTGTACTATTCAGGGCGGTATTCAGTAGACATCGATCGACGTGGGTATGATTTAAAAACAGTTGATCTAGATACTACTATTGCAGATATCTATGCAGCAAATGCTGCTGCTATCGACGAAATTAGTACACAACAGATTCCTGTGTATAGCCGTGGCGATTATGCCACGTTGACTATTAAGGCGTCTGATCCTCTCCCGGCTTCTATCACCAGTTACCGCTGGGAAGGTCACTACAACAACCGAGGCGTTCGCCTGATGTAATGTCAAAATACCACCGCACGGCCACATACAACGATGGTCTGTTGGTGCTTAAAAATTTACGCAAAGAAGACCTTGAGGAAGTGAAGGGCGCAGGCATGTCCCCCCTTCATGTTCCTTTTGGGGTGCTCATTAGTGAACACGCTACGTTCTTTTATGACACTGACGGCAATCCAGCAGGTTTAGCTGGTGTCGTGCGATTAAGCCCCACAGAAGGTCAAATCTGGATGCTATGCACTCCAGTCATAACAACAAAACCGCACACCTTTGTGCGTGGAGCTAAAGCTTGGCTCAGTGAGGTCGAATCTGATTACAAGCTTTTATGGAATATCGCTGATGTGCGAAATACAGTCCACCACAAATTACTTAAGCATCTAGGATTTCGCGCTTTGCGTACAGTTCCAACTGGACCTGATGCTCTTCCATATTATGAAATTGTAAAACTATGTGCGTAATTGCCGAAACCGCTACTATCACGGCTGCAACTGCGTTGACAGCTAATCTTGCGATTGCTTCAACTGCAGCCTCTGTGGGTATTGCTGCTGTAAGTATGCAGCAACAAGCAGCAGCATCACAAGCACAAATGAATATGCAGGCGCAGCAAGCACAGCGCCAGCAAGAAATGAATCGACAGCAAGCAATCTTTCAACAAGATCAGCAACGCCAATCGATGATTCTTAGTCAACGTCAGCAGCAAGATCAATATAATCTTTCAGTACAACAATCAAATGTTCAGATTGCTAATAATTACAGTCAACAACGAGATCGAGTTAAATTAGAACGTGCTCAAATTGCTCAACGTAATGAAGCAGAAAGAGCTAGCTACCAAAAGGCTAAAGAAAGCGAAGGACAGCAAGTTAAATATAATAATGAGGCTGCTAATCGTATGTACGTGCAACAGCAAGCTAAAGTTTCGGAAGCCAAGAAACAAGCGGCATTTGCACAGCAAGCTGCTTTGGCTAAATCTATTGGTTCTAAAGGGGCAATTCTCTCCGCCGGTCGTACAGGACAGTCTGTGGGCTTACTTGTAAATGATGCAGAACGGCAAGCAGGATTTGAAACTGCACAAGCTTCAGCTTCTATGGAAAGCCTTACTGAGCAAAGCCTGATTTCTATGGATCAAGCTTATCTGCAAGCTCTTGGTGCTAACCAACGTGCTGCTGATCGTACCGGAATGGCACCAAATGATCCTTATATGCCTAGTTATCCAGACGTACCTATGTTTGTTGATCCTTATGGAGTAAGTGCATAATGGCTGAAAAGTATAGCAAAGCTACACAGACTGGTGCAACAGGCACTGGTAAGGGTGGGCGCATTTACAACACACAAAAAAAAGCTGGTGTTACTTTTAAAGGATCTGCCAAAGATTTAAAGTTTAATCCACAGCAAGCAGCTAATAGTGAAAAGGCTGATAAGCAGTATCAGCAAGCACTTGAGCGCCAATTTTCTGTTGAACGTGGTGATCTTAAACGTCGTCAACAAGCAGAATCTATTGAGTTAGATGCTCAACAAAAATCTAATATTGGCAAGACACGTCTAGATCATTCTGTTGAATCAGATAATCTGAAACGCGATCAGCTTTGGGAAGAATCTTCCATGAAGCTGGAGCAGGGCCACGAAATAGCCCAAATGGATTTAGATCGAAGTGAACTCAGTGCTAAGGCACAGTTCTCACAAAATCGCACTAAATTTTTTGGAACTGCTATTCAAGGTCTTTTAGACTTTGCTGGCACAATGTCAGAACTTCGCCTTAAAGAAGCTGAAACAATTAAGCTTGCTGAGCAGCCCATTAGCTTTGGCGCTAGTCCAGAATCAGTACAGCGTAAAGTTGATGCTAACAACATACAATTAGCCGGAATCCAAGCTGGCATTGATGTAGCAGCAGGCGATCAATTTTTACAAGAGGATCTTAATGGTCCATATTCTGATGCTGCTGCCTTTAATAACATACGTTCCCTAAATGCTAAAGAAGCAATTATGGGACTTGACGGACGCATTCAAGATTTGGCATCACAAGATGCTCCTGTTGTACTTCCAGATGGCCGCACTATCAGGCCAAGCGAAGCTAAAAGTTCTACAGATCATCAGTCCATCCGTATGGCCTACGGAAGTATTGCTCTTTCCCAATCTGGATGGAACGAATTACCTGCTGTTGAAAGAGCTGAAGTTGCCCGTGAAGCGTTGCAAGTAATGAATACTGCTGGTGTTGCAGCTAGCCGTGCTTATGGAAAACAACGTCAAGAAGAAAGAGCAGCAGTAGCTTTTGAAAATTTTGCTGCCTCCTATTCCACAGGAGATAGAGAGGGAGGAGCAGATGTTGGAAAAGATACACGTACTTATCTTAATGAACTTTTTAAAACTAATAAGTATCCTAGCCGTAAGTCTGCTAATGATGCAGGTTTCCAAGAAATCATCGGTTTTTTAGAATACCAGGAAGATGGTGATGCGCTAAAGGCACTGCTTACAGAGCCTAAATTTATTGGTAGTGATGGTAAGCCTGGGCCAGCATTTGAGACTACCTATGGGTTAGATATTCAAAAAGCTATTGATCGAATTGATCAAAGTAAATCAAGCCGCGAAAGTAATCGTAGGACTGCTAATAACAATAGGGTTCTCGAAATTACTCAGCAACGCCATGAACAGTTGATTGATGCTGGGAACGACCCTGAACGCATTCAACAAATTGAACAGCAAACTCTGCAAGAGCTGAGTGCTATTCCTGGAAAACAATCTATTGAGCTACAGCAGCGTATCCGCAAAGATGGTCTGCGTAACAACGATAATGTTTACTTTGACTTTCAGCAAAAGATTGCTTCCAAAGATCCTGATGTCTCCGAAGCTGAAATTCAAGACGCATTTGATGCAGGTGTAATTACATCAGCTCAATGGGCTGATCTTAATAAGCAGCTTGTTACTAGCATTGAGAAAAGATCAGCTCTTGTTAAACCCTACGACAAGCTTATTGCAGACGCCGCCAAAACTTCTGTAGAAAACTTTGGCAACCTTGGGACTATGAATGATCTAAGCTTTGAAAGCAAAGCTTCCATTTATATTGACAATACCAAGTTGCGATACAAAAGCGCTCTAGCTGATTTTTTACAAGATAATGAAGGCGGTAACGTTAAGCTTCCTGATGTTCAAGCATTTCTTGCTGGTGAAAAGAATAAGTTTGAAAATGAACTTGAGAAAATTCTCAAAGCAGCTAGCAATGATGCAGGCATTTTAAATAAAGGCAATCCTGTCTTTCCCATGTTCGGTGCTAGGGATGATTTTAGTCCAACAGTGGCTGAAATTGTTCACCCAAACACTGGCCGTAAAGTTAGAGATCTGACAGGCGTTCTTTCAACATTTTTCTTAACTGAAGATGGTAAGAGCGTTAATGTAGACGACGTTGCATTTAACAATGTCAATCCTTTTCACGATCGCATACTTACCAAACAGGAAATGGCTGATGCGTTGCAAGCTTATGAATCTGGTGAGCCCATGCCTGGCCGAGTTCAGGGCATTGCTCGTAATCTTGGTATTTCATCTCGCAACCTTATTAAACAGCAAGCCGAAGGACAACAGAACCATGGGGTAACTCGTGCTCTTGAACGAATTGATCGTGAACGCGAGACATCATCTCCATCAGCACAGGCAAATGCTAATGCTATGCAGTCTTTGTCTGCTGAAAATCTCGCAATCCTAGAACGAACAGACTCTACGCCTGCAATGCGTAGAAGGGTTATGAATCAGCTAATCCCCTCAGGTCAGCCAGGTACATTTCAAAACATGTATCTATTGGCTAAAGAAGCTGGTGCTAAATATCCAGAGCTTGTAGCAGCTCAATGGCAGCTTGAATCTGCCAGTGGTACTGCTGTTTCTGGAACAAATAACTTTTTTGGTATGAAGGCAAGCGGTTCTGAGTCCGCAACCGCTAAAGCCACCCAGGAAGTTTTTAATGGACAAACCATCACTACTACAGCCAAT